CCCTGGGATTCTGTTGCGCCTGAGCCGAGAAGATCCGTGATCTCCTGTAGAATCGATTCGAGCTTGGTCTTCATGTCCATCAGGTCCGACGGGTCCATGGAGGCCATGTGATCGTGCATCTGATCGGCGGCTTCGTGCGCCGGATGCTGTAAGCCTCCACCTGGAGATGCGGGTGCGCCGGTATGCGCCATGGGCGGAGCGGACTGTGGAGAGGACGCGGGAACCGAGGCGGGTGATTCCAGACTTGCTGGGGGCGGGGCCATCTTAGGAGTGGGGATACCGGCGCTCAGATCCTTGCCGCCATTGGCACCGCCCGACATACCATCGGGTCCTGGCTGCGGTTCCGTTCCGGGCTTCGATGCCTGAGCATCCGCGCTTTTGGCGTGGTGCGGATTCATGTGGTACTTCCCGGCTTTATCGAGTGGCATTAGTATCCCGCCATTGAAGTCGCATGCGTCTTGTCCATGGGCTGGTGCTCGTCCATGCCGTCGCTCATCACCTGATGGATGTGCGAGGCGGCTTCCTCCATCGAGGTGTGTTCGTGGGGTCCTTCCACCATACCGTCTTCGCCTACATGGTGCGTGGTCACGCCCGCGTCGTGCGCGTGAACGTGCATGTGCTTGCCGCCCATCTTCTCGTGGAGTGCCTGGAGCATTTCGCCGGGTCCTTCCTCGCCCGAGGTTTCCGTAGCCACCTGTTCGCCCTTTTCGGGCTGCGGTTCCTTGGCGGGCTTGTCGGCCATCTTAGCGTGATGGGGCGACATATGATATTTTCCCTTCGAGTCGAATGCCATGGTCATTCTCCCTTGCGTATCTCTTGCGCAATTTCTTTCCAGCAACATCCGGGCTGATCCGGCGCATCATCGTGATAGTGCTCCGCGATCAACGCGCAGCGCTCGCGCTCTCGCATGACATTCAATGCCACTATCGCGCGTAATTCTTCAACGGTGGATGGAACCCCCATAGGAAAGGGGCCGCCCATGCGTTCTATCAACTCGCCTAAAAATTCGGGCTGCATCAGTCTTGCTCCATTAATGCGCGGTACTGGTGAAAGGTTTTGGCAATGACGGGGGTACGCCTAGGGTCCTGAAGCAGCTCCCGCAACTGGCGCACTTCGATGAGCACGGCGTCCAGATGCGCCTGCTTCTTTGAGATCTCGCTATGCAGCTGCTCGATGGCTACGATGCGATCCCAGGCGAGTCGATTGCGCTCTTTGAGAAAATTGGCGCGATCATCCAGGTTGACAAGACGAAGGGAAGCATCATTCTCAAAAGCCACAAGGCGATTCCAGATAGAAGCTGCGGGAAGTTCCCCCTCCAGCCATTGACGCAGGCGTGCGCGAAGCCAGTTCATGGCAGGGTTTCCTCTTCAGCTTCAATCACTCGCATCAAAGAACGCGATGGTGCGGGCGTAAACTTCTCAAATTTATAGCCTTGGGTAATGCCTCGTTCTCCGAAAGTTCCACCAATATCATACGTAGCTGGAACGCGCCTAAAATACTCCCCGGAGGAATCCACCAAGACCAACTCTCCGTTCTCGGTGTAGTCTTTCGAGTGAATCATCATCTCCACCTCGGCATCCTTCCTACGCGCTGGGTGGTGTGTTCGCCCTGCTTGAACAGTTTCATGGCCATGGCGCGGGCGGTCATCTCGTCAGCGGGGTCCTGCATCTGGATAGAATCATACAACTCTTTTGCCCTCACGTCACGCGGAGCCTTCGATTGCGGGTTCAGGAACGAGTGCAGGCCGTAGCGGATTTCATCCGTCACGTCTTCCCAGAGGGCCCCGGCCACGCGCTCGACATCGTCGGGATCGATGGGATCGCGCTGGGCGGCGGGGATGGCGGCGATAGCCTCGGGACATTCCTGGGAGACGAAGAACGCGGGGCCTTGCTTGGCGCGTTCCTCTGAGATGTTCGAGCCTACCAGGTTCGCTTGCCGCAGGAGGTTGTACATGAAGCGCCAGCCCATTTTGCGGTTCTGATCCGCCGTTTCGGGGGCGGGCATCTCGTAGCGGCGCATGATGCGCATCCACTGTTCGCCTACCGTGTGGCCCCCGGCTTGTTTCGCCCTCTGGCCGAAGCCGTCCTGGGACATGAAGAAGCGCTTGACGGTGGCTCGCTCGTGCTGCGGGGTCATGGCGACTACGTCGGTAGCCATATCCGCTTCGGCGCGGTTCTGGATGACGTGCTCGCGGTAGCGGATGACGATATCCATGGCGTAGTCGGTATGCCCGCCAAAGTGCTTGATCCACTCAGAAGGGGACAGTTTGCCGGAGACATACCAGCCATGGGAGGCGTGATCTCCGAAGCCCCAGTCCTGGGCCATCCAGCGGACCCACCAGGGTTTGACTATCGCTTCGATTTGCGCTTTGGTGAGGGTGCAGAGGGTTTCGTCCCACGCCCCGGCGAAGTACTGCCCCTCAAAGGAATCGAAGTTTCCAAGGAGATAACCTGACCGGATCGCATCAGGGAAAGCGTCATATTTTCTTCCTTCGGAGGTTTCGGTGACGAAGAGTTGAAAGCGAGAATCCGAGTCCAGGCCATAGAAGTCGTCTTCCTCGATCTCCACTTGTCCTCGAAACCACTCGAAGTTATCCCAACCGAATACATGAAGGAAAGCATAATTCGACGGCTGCTCCTTTCCCTTGTAGTGTTTGGTCCAAAAGATGCGCTTCAGGTATTCCGAGCTTTTGCCGCCGGGGTTGAACAGGAGCACCAATTTGCAGAAGCCGGGAGGGAGTCCTTTATCGGTGCGGGTCCAGCGCGCGGCCATTTCCATATCCTGAAGCTCGCGTTCTGCGAACTGCTGGGCTTCGTCCACGAAGATAAAGGGGGACTCGAAGCCGCCGCGAAACTTGCGCTCGACATCGCCGGGGGTTTCGGCGTAGGCGAAGACGATACGCGAGCCGTTCTTGAGCTTCAGTCCGTCCTTTTCAGTGTAGTTCTCCATCAGTTCGGGATAGGCCCCCAGGATCTTGTCGATGTGATTGGACTTGAGATCGTTGAAGACGCGGCGGATGATGGTGATCTGGAGGCCGGGGTACTGATTGCCCAGTTCGGCGGCGAGCAGGAGTGCGCAGTTATCGGAGCCTGCGGATTTACCGCCGCCCTTGGCCCCTCCGAACCCTATGATGGTGGCTGCATCCTTGCCGGTGGTGGTGAGGAGATCGTACAGCGTCTCCTGCTTAGGCTGGAGGTGGATTTTCACTCTGGTATTTCTTCCTCGATAGGAGTGATGGGCTCAAGCGGGAATTGCTTCTCTCCGTGTTTCACTGTTTCCGCCGTGATTTGTCCGCGTTTGCCAGTTAACCCCTGCTCCCAAAAGAGACGATTCAGTTCCCGCGCTTTCCACTCAGCATGCGACATCCAAAGTGCGTTCATATTTTAGCCAGCACGAGATCGAAGATATCCCGCAATTCATTGGGCAGGAGGCGATAATCATAGGGGCCGTCCTTGGTGAACACGCCCTGTTCGCCTTTGGCTACGAACTTACCCCACTGCCAGCCTTCTAGTTTGGTTTTCCCTTTGATGAAGCTCGCCAGGACATAGATGGTCATGGGATCACAGTCGGCTACCTCAACCAGGAGCCAAGGCGGGGCATGGGTGGCGGTCTTCACATCCACGGGGAAGGTCCCGAGGCTGGTGGGAAGCCAGAAGTCTATGCCGCCATCGCCCTGATCTTTGCGATCCAGGTTCATGGGGAGGTCAAAGACCGTAGAGAACAGGTATTCTCCTTCCATGCCGATAGAATGGGAGTCGTCGCGCAGTTTGCCGTACTGGGAACGCACCGCAGTTTCGCGGCGGTGGGCTTCTTTTAAGACGGCAGCAGTTAGATTTAACATTAATTCTTCTTCATTCTACGCTCATACGGGCGAGGGTTTCTACCACGAAGTTGTAAGCGGCCTCATCGGTAGCGGGTTCATTCATGAGCGTCAGGGCGGATTTGGCGTTCTCCAGGGCGTAGCGCAGGTAGGTGCTGACCAGGATACGGCACTCCTGGGCGGCGTCATCCGCCATTGGGCTTATCCCCCTCATTTTCCTTGCGGTTACGGAAGGCCCATTCACTGAAATCGAGGGCTAATTTCACTGCTCCGAGCCCAAAGCTAGTCTTTTCCTCTACGTGTCCTAAGGCGATGGCCCCAGCGAGGGCGAGGATCGAGAACACCATAATAGCCCCGAGGATGAAGCGGTAGCGATCCACTTGACGGACCAGTATATACTGGATTTATCTTTCCACGAACGGGGTGTCCGTCTAAGAGCGGCACCCCACCTGGAAAGATCAGGAAGTTCGCGGTGAGGCAAAAACCCTCATATCACGGTGGCCCGGAAGTAAAGACGCCAACGCCGGAAACATCGGCACGCAGGCGTGGCCTTACTCCTACCTATCCACCGAACACCTCGCACGCTAAGACGATCATGCGAAATGGCCAGCCCATTATGGGAAAGCGCCTCGCCAAGATCATAAACGACATCATGGCATCTAGAGCGAAGCTCGACGCCCAATTGGAATTAAGTCCCAAGTTCCGAAACCTTCTCCAACGAGAAGAACGTGAGCGCTTGGGCTCAGGGGGCACCCTGACCAACACAAACCGCACGATCCCGCAAGACCCGGACGCCGGGGAGCGGGCCATCGTGGACGAAAGAGCCTAGTCCAGGGCGATAGGCGACTAGTTCGCGCAATTCTAACCCTCGCACGGAGTCGGGAATGCATCGCAGCGCTTGGGGGAACCTACGGAGGGGGTAGTGTCTTTCCTTGCGCCTGCGGCGATCCCCGGTTTCCTTACCGCTACTCCAAGTGTACGGGTACAAGTTGTACCAGCTAGCAATTCAAGATTATTTTTGTAATGGGTACCCCCCCCCTACTTCTACTAGTAGAAACCGCGATCCTCTACTAGTAGAACCTGATACCTGAGCCCAGAACGGGTACCCTCTCTCAGTCGGCGCCTTCGGACGCTATACCCCCTGCCACCCCGTCGTCTGCTGCCGGCAGGCGCCGGCGGGCGCCGGCTGCTGCTGGCGTAACATCTATTACGCGCTGTGCGCGAGGCGCAACGCGCGTTACCTCAACGGTCATCTTATTGCCGTCAGCGTCAGCATGGCGCAGCTGCATCGCGTCGCCGTAGACCTTGGGCGCGAGCTTAGCCGCGCGCCATTGGTATGCGCCTATTGCAACCTTAGCCGCGTGCGGGTCTAGCTCGCCAGACACGCAGCGTTCGGCTGTTTCCATGATTCGCTCATCCATGACTTCGGCCTGAGCCTGCCTTGCGCGCGCGTACCTGGCGAAGAAATCTGGACGGTTTACGAGCCAATGAAGCACAGTTTCCTTGCAAGGCAAGCCTGGATCGGAGCAAATCTTGCGAAGAGATTCGCCTCTAGAGATCTCATTACAAACGAGATCCGCGATTTCATCGGTATAACTCGAAGGTCTGCCAGGCTGCATCAATCGAAGTTTACCATCGTCAGCGAAAATAGTTGCAAATTAGTCCTTGACATCTAGACCACCGCTGCTGTAAGATTGGGTTATGGAAAACATCTACAGCGCATCGCATATTCACACTTGCCCGGTTTGTGATCGTGACCATCTTTGCTACGGCATTGGTTGCACGCATATTGACTGCTTGTGCGATGAATGCTCTGATGCTGACGATGATGAATCAGAAGTAGCAGCCTAACAGGAGACCCATGAGCACACCATCTTTGATGAAAGAGTATCTTGAGCTTCAGAAAGCGTCATTCGGCATCTTTGGCGCGAACGCGAAACGCGCCGCCAATGAGATCGTTGATGAGCTTCTGTCTCGCGGAGTCACTGAGATTCCGAATATCTTTGGACCGATCCAGCTTCGTAAGTTCGAGCTATAACCCCATGAGCACACAAAACATGAGCACGTTCGAGTGGCTGCAAGCCAAGCGCGAATGGAGCGTCGCGAACGATGCTGCTATTCGCATCCTGCACAAAGCTTGGATGGAGACATCCGGTGATCGCTTTTCTGAAGACGCCAGCAAGCGCTTGGCACATGCCAAAAACTACCTGCTTTGCCTGACTTGGGACAAAGTGTCGCAATGATTACCTACAACGGTCCGGGCCGCGAACTCTGCCTGACCCTAGCGAAGCTCTGCGAAGCCACGCTGAACTGGGAAGGTGCGCATATCCTCAGGCGTGCAGCTGGGCACCTGTATCGGCAGATGAGGCTCGCATGAATAACTGCAAATTGTGCGGCGCAGGCGACGTGCCAGAATGGTCCACTGACGCCAAAGTCTGGATTCATCGCCGCGAGAACCTAGATCGACGATGCGATAATCCCCCAGCAGATTGGGCGATTGAAGACAAAGACGGCGGCTTTAGGGAATGCTCTTCTGAAGCCGAAGCGCGCGGGTGGATAAAAGCCTTCCCGGAGCTATACGGGCTCGTCACTCGCAGATCAGCGGGAGGCTGGACCAAATGACCAAAAACCCCGCCGCCGTCGCCCTAGGCCGCAAGTTAAGGTGTTGCTCTTGTGGGCTGTGGGTGCATTTAGGCAATATCCCCGATGCGGACTTTGAGCGTATGAAACGTATCGGCGTAAAGTGCGGCGATTGCGTCACTAGCGCCGTAATCGACTATGAGGAAGGTGATGCCTAAAAACGAAGCAGCAGTAGCGCTAGGCCGCTTGCGCGCCGCTAAGGGTGATCTAGCCGCAGTTGGCTCCCTCGGTGGCCTTGCAGCGCGCGGGAAGCCCAGGAAACGGCAACCCGTGGAGAAATGCGCGTGCGGAAAGATGAGCAAAGCGCGCGCGTTCAAGAGAAACCACGTTTGCGATGAAGCGGGAACCATCCCCAAGCGCATACGCGATAGAGCGAAGATTTCCGCTAAGGAACAATCCTAGAACATCGATACAGAATCAGCGGGAATACGAAGCCAAGACCGCCGCCGCTTACGAAGCGTGCAAGCGGCTCGGTATGGATCACACGCACGGATTATAGACAGAATCAGGAGGCAAGATAACACCATGGAAACCAACATCATCAGCAACATGGCGATCACGGTTCGCCCACTACCGTCAGATTGGGAAGAACCGTCATGAATGAAATCGGCCTCCTGCTGTTCCGCGCCGGCCTCTGCTCCCTATCCGTCAGCGCCATAGCCTGGATCATACAGCTTAAACCGCGCAAGCATAGAACGCGCTAGAAGGGCGTCTCCTCCGCCTGGGGTATCACGAGCCCCGGCAACTGCCCGCGAGCGCAAGAGCAGCGCTCTAGGCGGGCATCTACCCGTAATCCTGCAATGATGCACTCAGATGCTCGCATAATCCCCGTATCGGCACAGAGGGAACACTGCACTGGCGCATCGCCTAAGCGCTCGCCCGTCGATACCCTGTAGACGCCCACCATCAGCCCTGGAAGCGCACCACGCGCGCAGGAGCAGGGCGCAAGCACCATCGTATCCGCATCGGGGAAGCTGCTAATGGTCCCCGCATCCCCGCATAGTTGGCAGGCGATTTTTCGCTGGACGTTCGCTGGACGTTCGCTGGACGCTGGACGCTCATCCTCCCATCTGCGCCCGTTGAGCCATGTCGACGCGTGAGGGATGAATTCCTTGCTAAGTGATTGCATCCTCGGTAGTTGCGCCTTTAAGCCCGCCATAATCGCGTCTTTTGAATTCTCGCTAGTCGCTGCTTTCTTCCAGGCTTTGAGCGCCGCATATTTGCCAACCTTGCGTGGAAACAGCGGCCAAAATTCACGACAGAACCACTCTTCCACTTCGCTAAGTCCAATAATCCCAGTTATTTGCTTAACTTCTAGCGATTTGCCACAATGCGGGCAGCGGGTCATGCGGTTCTCCAGTCTGTATTGTCTACGTTCGATTTACCTAGATTGCATTCATTACAAAGAACTTGCAGGTTGCTAAGTTCTAATTCAAGCTCAGGGTAGTCGTGACGCGGCTTGATATGATCGACGTGAATTATGATTCCATCTCGGCGTGATCTGCCGCAGCACTGGCAACAAGCTTTGTACAATTTCAGGACTTGATAGCGAAGCGCGAACCATTCCCTCGAATCGTAGAAGGCGTTAGGCTTACGGCCATTCGGCTTCTGTTTTACTATTCGCGGGGTGAGCTTCTGGGGTTTCGCCTGCTTGGTCTTAACGACTACAACCCTAGGCGCTTCAACCAGTGGCATATGCCCAACGAAATCCAGCAGTATTGCACGCGCGCGTTTCTTGGTGAGATTGGCCGTCGATAAATCCAACTTCAAAGCAATGCGTCGAGCGAGCGTCTGTGGGTTTCTCTTCCTGTCGCGCGGTTCCCAAGCGCGTCCATAAAACTTCGTGAACGCCGGATCGAACAATTTTCTGTTTTCTCGATCTAGGATTTTTTTGTTCACACTTTGCCCTTGGTCTAAGGGGTTTGGCCTTAAACTGCTTCTGTCAGAAGACTACTCCAAAGCACTAGATAGTTTGGGTTCTCCCTGCCCAGGTCCCAATTCCAAGCAGGGCGCTCACTCTTTAACCTGAATGCTTAAATCCAGGTGATGACGCCTGTGTCTGGCAGGACGGTCCCCACTCCTCCGAGCCTATCTTGGTGCAACTAGTTGGTTTCGTTGAAGCTCTACCTGTGTAATGGGAAACCAGCACGCCAGGGATCGCCCTCGTGCCCAATACTGTCTCGGGTTGTTGAATGCGTCGCACTCAGGTTCCAACTCGGCCAGCAAGGTATTCGAGTTGGGGCACTGGCGCGGTGGAGCTTTTTACGGCTGGCCCCCGCGGGTGCCCCGGAACTGAGTGCCTTGGTAGGCAGAACCATCATAACACAAAAACTGGCGGCAGGATAGTCCCACCGGGCATCGTTGGCATCCGCTGCATGATACTGTTTCAATCACCGTGTCTCACCAGTTGCCGCCCCAAGGCTCTCCGCCTCGGGACTCGGTACGCGATCACCGCCGCGCCAGTTCCACTATTTCACGAAATAAATTTACGATGCCTGAACGATCTAGCTATGTAACTTGATAGAGGGAAAGGGATTTTAGCCACGTTCGCGCTTGCCATTCTGCGCGCCAATGATCCGCTTGAAGTGGCCCTAAGGGGATGATCTCTATTCTCGTGAAACCAACCGCCGCCGTGAGCATGGTTCTTCACTGCCGTACCATTGAACGCTTGCGCCACATACCCAGGCTTGTCTGATCCGCTCCAATTCATCCCAGGTACTTTCACGGCCTGCCCTTTTTTAAGCGCTTGCCCAAACCTAAACTCGCCGGCGATTATTGAAGAACCCACGGACTCGACATCGCCCCATAGGTAGAAACTTCCATAGTGGGCCTTGGCGCGCCCTACCCACTTCTGAGCCCCCTTGACGTTCTCCACCACCAGTGGCACTCCAGCCTCACCAGCAATGCGGAAACATGCTTCAAACAGGGAATTATCTGGAGGGGGTAGGGCCTTGGCCTTCTTCCAAGGCATTGCTCGATAAGAGTAAGCCTGACAGGGAGGGCTAGCCACAATCAGCGCAGCCGTTTTAAACTGCGATCCGTGTAGCGTCAGTACGTCCTGAAGAACTAACTGGGCTGGATACTTTTGATCCCCGTACACATGGCGCTCTATATCGAATCCCACCACGTCATAGCCTTCGGCTAAAAGGCCCTCGGTCCAGCCACCCAAGCCGCAGAATAGGTCAATCGCCAAAGGCTTCCGCATCAGCTGATAAATTTCGCCGGTACCGTATTCAGGAAGCTCTCTTGCCCCAGCTTCTCTAGCCGCTTGCCCTTGACCGGGCGATGCCTCATTCCTTCGAGCGTCTCGCCCCCGCTGTCGATATGGGCGCATTCCTCGCAGATAAGCCTAGGATTCTTAAGGACTACTGGATGGATCGCTCCGAAGACATCCTTCTCATGGCCCACCACCGCGCCATTGAGTGGTATTACGTGGCCGCGCTTACAGCGCTTCTCGGGAACGTCAAATGGCTCGCTCATGTGATTGCTCCAATCCTGACCACCATCGCCATATACCACTTGCCTATTTTGACCTCGGCGGGCTGCCATTCGTAATCGCTAAATCCAGTATCCTCATCTTTGTCGTAATGGTTCTCATCCAAGGCCAACACCGGCAGATCGCCGTGGATATTCTGGATCTCCAGCAACGCCTCTATCACCTCGCTAATCTTGGTGGCCATTTGCTCCCTCCTGATAGTCGTATCCCACCGATAGCCGCCTAATGGCTACTTCCTGACGCCTACGGCGCTCCTGGTTGTCCTGATCGCGCTGATCCATGCGGCAGGCTAGGCAGTCCTGAAAACGCCCGTAAACGCGCCGTAGCTGGCAAATGCGGCAGAGTACGATCATACGCGCCCGTGCTCCCGGTTCCACTTATCGAGCATATCGCTGATGCGCCGCCAGGTTGCCTCCGATGGCGTCATGCTCCATACAGACTCGCCTTCGAGTGGTATCAGCCGGTGCTTGCCCAAGCGCGACACGTATTGCCATCGCTTGCGGGGCTTAGGCGACGGGTTCCGCATCGCCTCCAGATGCGCTAGTTTCTTAGGAGTCCACATCAGACTTTCACCACGCGGACATCGATGTTTGGATATGTGGCCCGCAATAGCTTCATCTTGAGCCTGTAGATAGCCGTCTCGAATCCCTTGGTTTCAATATAGTAGAACTTCCCGCGGGTTTCGTGAACGCCAAAATCCAGGATCAGTGTACAAATATAGACTCCGTTGACGCGGATCGGCATGGGAACCTGCGCATCCCAGGATACGATCTGCTTGCACTTCAGTAGCAAGTCTAACTCCGCCGCCTGCCTCGCTTCCGCCGCGCTATGGAATTTTCGGCCCCCATATTCTGTGATGCGGCTGCCGTACTTCGAGCGCTTCGCAGGGATGCGCACTGTTGCGGGCATTAGCGGCCAGCCTCCCGAGCACGATTCAATAGCTTAATCTTTAAAAGCTCTTGGGCGGCAGGCGAAACTCCAGCCATGCTTAGATCTACCTTGTCGAGAGCCGTGGCGCACCAAACGAGTTCTTCGCGGGTCAGCCCGATAAGTTGAATATCCTTCGCCGCTGGTTTCTTCACAGCCATAGCGCACGCTCCAGCCATCCTAGCGTCCTCACGAACCATGGTAAGCGGGGCGGCTGCGGCGTCAGAAGCAGCTTAAGCGACTGGCAGCGACTGCGCGGTAAGAGGTGATCGACGGGGAATGCCTTCATGCGGATTTCTTCGCCTCTGCCTTCGCCTTGCGGTAGCCGCACTTGTAGGCCCACTCAAGGCGACCCCTAATTTCGTCCCGAACCTCACCGGGCCTATCTTGCATCTTTAGTAACTTCTCGGCAGCCCCATAGTTAAAGTAGTTGGAGTGCCTTGCCGCCTTCTCGCTTAGCGTGAGCCTATCCGTCATGCGGCCACCTTCCGCTTAGGGCAACGCATCACATGAGTAGAGTACTCCCGGCTTTTGAACGGCTTGTCACAATAAGGGCATGGCGTCATCTTTGCGGGACGGCCAACCTTGGGTTTTGCCATACCGTAACTATACGTGAAACAAATTAACTTGTCAAATAGTTTGACAAACTATCTGAACTGGGCTATCCTTAGGCATGGCAACAACCACCACCCCAACGTTTGCAACCATCGCTACCGCTGCCACCAGCGAACAACGTATCGCCGTAGTTGCGTGGCGCTGGAATCGCCAGTACAGCTACCGGAATGAATACCTTGCGGCGGGGTATTCAGAAGATGAGATTGCCGATGGGGAAGCGCTGGGCTACGCCATGAGCGAGGAGTATTACCACAACCGCTGCTACTACGGCGATCCGGCTTATGGAAGCTGGCCTGCCGATGTGAAGCAACCCATCCGCGATAAGGTGCGGGATGCGATGAGGTTGACATGAGCCCCGAGATGCAGGCGATGCTCAAAGAGCAGGAGCGGTACAACCAGCAGATTAACCTCATGCTGGACGTGGTCACGGTTTTAGTGACGAAGGACGAACAGGGGCGTGTTCTACTGCCATTGGGCGCGCCCATTTTTTCAGGAGGGGATGATGAGTAAGGATTTGGGCGTTGGGGCCATGATTTCTCTGCTTGGCGGCAATGAGGAGTCCGTTAAGGCGTTTCAGGCGTGTATCGGTAAGAAGATCGCGGCGTTAGTACTGGACCCCGAAGCCAACGGCGGGGATGGTGCGTTGCGATTCACGTTCGATGATGGATCGAAGATGCTCCTTCTGGACGATGCGCGCTCCTGCTGTGAATCTCGCTATATGCATACTGACGATGATCTTGCCCCCTATATCGGGAGCAAGCTAAAGGGTGCTGAGGTTGCCGAAGGGCCAGCGCCGATAGAGACTAGCGATTACGAGGTCAAGGAAACAGCATTTCTTAAGGTCAAAACCACCAAGGGAACATTTACGGTGGTCAGCTACAACAATCACAATGGCTACTACGGCGGAATCAGCATTCGCGCACGAGAGGATTCATGAGCAGTAACGCATTGATGGCCGTGCCGCAGTTCTCCCAGGAGCAGGTAGACATCATCAAGTCTCAGGTGGCCCCCAAGGGCACCACTAACGATGAACTGGCTATGTTCCTGCAATACTGCCAGCGCACGGGGCTTGATCCGTTCGCCCGCCAGATTTACCTGAGCGAGCGGCGCTCCCAGGTAAACGGCCAATGGGTGGTGACGCGCAAACCAGAGACTACCATCGATGGGTTTCGGGTGATCGCGGAGCGTGCAGGCAAGTACGCCGGTCAACTTGGCCCCGAGTGGTGCGGCCAGGATGGGCAGTGGAAAGACGTTTGGACGGCCCAGGAGCCGCCGATAGCTGCCAGGGTAGGTATCCTGCGCCATGACTTCACGGCCCCGCTGTGGGCGGTGGCACTCTACGACGAATATGTACAGACGGCAGGACAAGGCAACGAGAAGCGGCCCAATTCCATGTGGTCTAAGATGCCAGCCAACCAACTTGCCAAGTGCGCCGAATCCCTCGCTCTGCGCCGTGCCTTCCCGCGTGAGTTGAGCGGCCTTTATACCAAGGAGGAGCTACCCAGCGAGCAACACGAAGCCAAAGAAGCGCAGAAAGCCATCCTTTCCGAACATGGACTTACTCCTTACGTTGCCCCCGCGAAGTCCGACGTGCGCACGGCCAGCGAGCAGCATAAGGCGCTGATCGTAGAGACGGCTAAGATGCTGGATGAGCCGCCGCAAACGAATTTGGGGATAGACGCTGCACATTTGCCCGTGCAGGCGGAACGAACCGTGAAATCCCCCATTACTTCTATCGAGATGCGGCACGCCGCTACTGTAGCGGAGACGGATGCGGTACTAAAGCAAGTGGCGAAGCCGCCAACGAAAAAACGAGCGCCGATCACTGCCGACTCCATCGAGATCCGCAAGGGCATGACCAACATGAAGGAGATGCTGCGGACCGCTACGGGCGATGACTCGGTATACTATCAGACCCTCAAGGCTTACGGCTACGAGTCGAGCAAGGATATCGAGACGCGCGACAAGGGCCGCGAGATTTATAAGAACATGGGCATGCTCCATAAGCGCATCATCGAGGAGAAGAAACTGCGGGCCGAGATGGAATTAGCCGAATCCGTATATGGGGGCAAGTTCAAGGGCCTACTGGGATACCATGGCTGCGAATCCATCGATGACGTACTGAATTTGTCCAGCGAGCCACTAGAGGCGCTACGGCATGACCTGAAGGCGCTAGGCGGTGCGGCATGATGGCCCTCGGCGTTGCCCTGATCGTGCTCGCCTGCTGGGGCTGGGCTGGCGAATTTGCGCAGAAGCGGGGCTGGCTATCGGGATCTAGCAAGGGGCAGGAGGGATAGCATGCGATTAGCTGATTTGGACGTGGAGACAAAGCGGGTAATCACTGTGGCGCGGAGCGTTGTGTGGCGCGCAACCCCTGACAACCTCGGAAGGCTATCCGAGGCGGTTAAATCTTTCGAGAAAAAACATGAAGGCGAGATGACCGACAACCTCATACGGGCTTTATTCGCGGGAGTTGACGATGACGACACAGCCGCACTGGGGAAGCGATAAGGGGCAGGAGGGATAGGTACAAAATGAGTCGATCTGGATATAGCGACTGTTTGGACGAGTGGGCACTCATTCGATGGCGCGGGCAGGTAGCATCCGCTATCCGTGGCGCTCGGGGTCAGAAGCTGCTGCGTGATCTGCTGGCGGCACTGGAAGCGATGCCGGATAAGTCGCTGACAGTGCAAGAACTTGAGACTCCCGAAGGCGAGGTGTGCGCTTTGGGCGCTCTAGGCAAGGCACGCGCTATCAACATGCAGGATATTGATCCGGAGGATCATGAATCGGTAGCGGCTGCTTTCGATATCGCGCACCAGCTCGCCCAGGAAATCGTTTACGAGAACGACGAAGGCGGGGGATATGGCGAGACTCCCGAGCATCGCTGGAAGCGAATGCGGACATGGGTAGAAGCGCAGATAAAAACGGAGCCGCGATGAGCCAACCACCCATCCCCGCATCCGCGCCCGCCGCTTATCATCTTGAGCCAATAGTTCGCTGCGTTCTGCGGGCGGGGCATCCAGGGCCGCACACGTTCGCGGAACTGAATAGCTCGCTGGTTCTGCCATCTGAGTGCCCGCGATGGCTAGAAGATCAGATCCGCGATAAATGCGACAAGGAATACGCGGGCCAGTACATCACCGCTGAACAAATGGAAACCGTAGTCGCCGCGAGATTCGCGGAGGATTGGAACCCCAAATGAGCACCGACGCATCCGCGCCCAAGCGTGAGCCGGTGGACACCGTGAAGTTGCGGGAGCTGTGCGAGCGGGCGACGCCGGGGCCGTGGCGGAAAGGTTCGCCGACGATCAAGTGTATTTTGCCGCATTTCCCGCACGGCCAAGGCCAATGCGAGTACGGTCACCACGGTTGGGATGACTACCGCGAAGTTCATCAGGATCGCCCGTATACCGGCCAAGACGACGCTGAGGCTGGTTTAATCGCGGGACAGTGGGACTACGAAGAGGGCGGCATTCGCAAGGATGAAGATGCTGCGTTCATCGCAGCCGCCCGCACCGCACTCCCGGAGTGCCTGGACTTGATCGAGTATTTGCGGGCCGTGGAGAGCGCTGCGCGGTATCTGATGTCTCTGGGAGATGAGCAAGATATCGTGTGGTTCACGGCATATGAGGCCCTTCGCGCCGCGCTGCGTGGGGAGCCAAAGGAGGGGATGTGAGCAACTGGACCGTTGGAGGCGTTAAGAGTGACTTGCTTTGCGAGAACGGCCATCCATTGGGGCAGTTTCCACTCATCGAGGAAGCCCAGCGGGTAGCTGCCCTACTCAACGAACGTGACGCGCTGCGCGCGGCGCTGCAATGGATACGTGCCGCAGCGTGTGGAGAGGCGCAAGTCGCTGAGGACGACGAACAAGCCTTGACGCTAATCTGGCGCAAGGCTAATGCCGCACTGGAGCAGCCAGCAGCACAATCTAGCGAGCGTGGGGAGGGGTAGGTATGTGGGAGGCTCACTTGAAACTAAAGTTTATCGGCAGATGGTGGAAAATCTCGCTGCTGTGCAACATCGCCAAGCTATTGAGGCTGGAGACGGTTCTTTATGCTGGCGGAACTGGGCGTGGGGAGGGGTAGGGTGATGTTAAAAATAATGCGTTGCTGGCTCGGATGGCACATTTGGACGCCATATCGGATGTATGTACCCACGCGCTGCGTATACTGCGGAAAGATTGAAAAGCGATGAGCAACACAACACCCGCGCCCGTGCGCCCGCTGCGTGATCCAAGGCGCGATAAGTTAAATCGCGTTTACGATTACGCCCTCGAAGCGTTCTTGTATCCAGGAGTGACGCTGGAAGACGTTCAGGCTGAAGTTACCGCAGCATACGTGGAATCGAAGCGAGACTGACGTGCTCCCTACTAGGAGGAAGCGCAAATGACCAACGAGGATCGCACTGCTGGGCAGGCGCGGGAGCATGGTGACAAGGAGTATCGGGATGCCTTCGTGTCCTCCCAAATCAGCATTGGATTGCCATTTCAGATTCGTGCATTGAGGGAGGCGCGAGGTTGGACGCAGGCACAGTTGGCAGAACGCTGCGGGATGCGTCAGCCCCGCATAGCCCTGATGGAAAGCCCCGGCGCGACTAAGTTTAACCTAGAGACGCTGCGACGGATTGCATCGGCTTTTGATATCGCCTTGACGGTTAAATTCGTACCATTCAGTGAACTACGGAAGTGGTCTGACGACTTTAGCCCTGATGATTTCAACGTGTCTAGCTTTATCGACGAGACGCCGCCCCAACCGGAGAGCGCAAAGGAGACGGAAAATGGGCAAGCACGATCAAGATGAGGTTTCGGATTGGGAGCGAATTACGCTCGCCAAGCTGAAAGAGTTTTGCTTTGATCCCGGCAGCGATGCATTTAAAGCACTCGCGCCTAAGGATCGGGATCTGCTGGAGAATCAATACACGGCTTTAGGGCAAGCGTTGACCAAGATCAAGAACCTTCAGGAGCGGCGAGAGAGCGCACAAAAACTCCAACAGTTGACGCTGGATAACGAAACCCGCTGGATGCGGAAGCACGATGATCTGCTCGGGCTGATCGCCTCTTTGCGAGACTGGAAATCCCCGGACGGAGTTCTGCAAGTCAAGGATCTTCACTGGTTCAAGGAACTATCCGAACTGCACGCCGGAGGTAACGCAGCGGGCGAGGGAGGCGAGAGACAAAAACAATGAGCACGAATGAACGACTATGGTGTGCCTGGATTTCTGGGTTATTAATTGGAGTAGCGGTACGCACACTTGTCGTAGCATTTTGGAGGCGTTAAATGCCGCAGCAGACTAACCCGAAGCTCGCCAAGGCCGCATGTCCCTGGTGCAACGTGGTGGCATCGGAGGCGGCGGTACGCCACGAAGGGCCACACGCGACGTGGTGCGTACACTTCCGCGAATCACAACGGGGTGGGCAGGAGGAAGCGGCAGAGCCACGCGCGGATGGATTCGTTGAGTATTTCGTTCGTCAGTCGAAATGGTCCGCGCAGACTTTCGGGCATGGCACGCGGACGCAGGGCATCGTGGAGCACATCCGCAAGGAACTGGATGAGGTTCTGGGAAAGCCTCACGATCTGGAAGAATGGATCGATTTAACGATGCTGGCGATGGATGGCTTCTGGCGGCACGGAGGCGATCCGCGCACCATCCTCGATCACCTGAACGCGAAGCAGGCTAAGAACTTCGCCCGCAAATGGAACGTACCCAAAGACGGCCACGCTGTCGAACATGTGCGCGATGAACCACCACCAGACGACGTGTGCCCCGTAAGCCCGCAGGAGTTGCGAGAGATCGCTGATGGCGTCGGACTTGCGCGAACGGGGTACGATCCGCAGCGCGTGCTTCCCCGTGGATCGCAGCACAAACTGCGCGATCTTGCCGCGTGGTTAGAACGGGGGCGCGTATGACGGATATGGAACGCACCTGGGAATTTCTGGCTACTCTCTGCGCTTGCGGACATGAACGCGGGATGCACTGGCATAGAGCAAGCGGAGTCTCGGAATGCGGTGAAGATGGATGCGCGTGCAAACAATACGCCGACGCAGCGGACGCAGCAGCGCAGGCAGAGCGGGGAGCTACGGCTTCTGATTCGTCCAAGGAATGTGCGACAGAACCCAAGCGATGAACCCGCCGAGCAGGGTGCTCAGGGTCACGATCACGCCCAGCGTCAGCCTTACTCCCTGCTTCTGCCCATCGGCTGTATCTGAGGCTCTTTGAAGAGTTCTCAATTCCTTAGAAATTTCGTCTACGCGCTCCTCGATAGTACTGACGGCGTGCCGGTGCTCCTGTGTGAGTCTGCCAATGTCTTGCCGAACTTGGGCAATCAACGCAGCTACCACGTCACGCGGCAGGTCATCTTCCATAGTGTCCTGATCTCTCAGTCTCAGCAGCCCGCAGGCATCGCATAGGCTGAAGTCGATTTTTGCAGCTATTTCATCCACCGTCTGATGGTGTACAATCACCCCTTGCCTCCGGTCTACCGCCGTGGCTGCTCCCGCTACTGACATGTCACGTTTCCAGCGGCACCCACCGCCAGCGTACAGCTAGTTCCATCTGGCTTCACCAGTATTACCTTGCTGGCCCCTGTGCCGGTAGTGCTCAGGCTCTTTACGGCTATGCCGCCATCCGGGGTAACGGTGATGGGCAGGGGCGGCGGTATCGGGGTAGAACTGCCCCCACCGGTGGCATGCAGGATATACTGCCCCGGCCCGGATACCAGTATCACCAGCGTGGAATCCATCGCGGCCTGCACCCATCCTGAGCCGGTATTAACCATCACGCCGGGATATGGCTTGCTGACGATCTGCGATAGCTGGATGGTCTGCGCTGCACCGAGTACGAGGCAGGCGGCCAGGAACGCCCAGGCGAGGCGGTTCATGATATACTCAGATCCTTCAGCATTAGCTCAAAGCCACCACCTAGGGGAAAAGAGCGCCCGCTGTAGTGCGGGAGATTGCGGAAAGAAGACAGAGAGACGGCGGTGTTTCCAGGATTCGGGGTTGCTCCTGAATGAGCGTTACGCCAAACCGGAACTAACGTGAAATCCTGTCGGGGCGATCCGCGATGCTGGACCATTTAGTTTTCCTCCCTGAGCAGTTGGCGAATCAGGCGATAGTACCAGAGCGGCCCTCGCGTGAAGGCTTCGAGTGCGCGCACGTACATGGCTGGCTTGAATCTCATGCGGTGGGTGGAGGCGCTACGGGCAGATCGACGATCTTCCAGCCCTGCTTGAATGTGGCCGCTTGGTTGTAAGCCGCCGCGAATGCGTCAACCACCTTCTGGAGTTCGGTGGGATCGTACTGAACGGTCTTACCCACTAAGGCTAGGCCGCTATTGAGATCCGCCAGGGCGTTCTGCGCGTCAGCCACCACCGAGGATGCCTTGAGACCGCCCGCCTTGGCCTGCGCTACCTGCGCCTCAACAGTGACAACGCCGGTTGAGATGCGGGTAACCCAGTTGTCTATGCGCGACAGAACGGGAGCCAGCGCCGGGTCCGCAATCTCAATGATGGGAACCGCTACGTGCTCTATGCCCAGAGCAACTTGACCAATCTTCTTGAGGACGGAGAAGAAATTCATGCGCCGCCTCGCGCAGCCTTTTGCCATGCCACGACTTCGGGAGATGCATCGCCAGCGAGCGGAATAGTAGTCCAATCCGCATAGTAGGAGCTGTAGATCTTGTCGGCCAACGCCAGCAAGTCTTCCTGCTCCTGCGCGTCGAGCATCCAGCCGTTCGGCTTGAACGCCACGGTTTCCTGCCGCAGCCGTTCGTTGAACACGGTGGGGGTAATGGGCGGCGTGTTGCCCGAGAACCCTCCTTCGCGTCCCGATCCTGCCGTGGCGGTGGAGGGTGCGATATAACTCGTCAGGTACTGCTGAACGATGCTTCTAAATTGCGGGTCCATTCGATTCTCCTATGTTGGCAATTACTTCTAAGTGTAAGTCTCCGCTGGCCCATATCGCAGTGCGGATATCGCGCGGCATTATGACGCAGCCTTCGCTGGCAGTACCGGGTTCGTGGATGCTGTCTCCATGGATGAGAAAGCCGGATCGTCCGAACATTTGATTGCCTGGGTCAGGAACGAGCGGTAACACGTATGGTCCATGGGGTCCGCCGTTGATGTCTCTTGGAGGTCCAATGATATAGCTACCGACGGGAATAGGCCCGACATTGTGTTGCTCCTGTGCCTCGCAGTTATTCTTCCCCTCGCCGCATCCAGAGTAGCCGAACGCCACCACCTCGCCATTGCGCCACAGCTTGCCAGTTGCCTGTTCGTAGATCCAGGGCATCAACGTGAATGAAGATGCCACGGTGTCGGCACGCTGCCGGTGAACATGGCGATCACGAGTATCAGCAGGATCACGCCGCAGATCCACAGGGCGGGCGGGAAGCTCGCCAGGAACTTCGTGCAGATCACATACATAGCCCAACCCAGGATGCCGATCACCAGGATGTCTATCAGAAGCGGGATTAACTGTTCCATATTACCCTCCCTCCTTGGGAGTATCGGGCGGACTTGAGGTTATCTTAGTTTCCTTAACCGTCGTGATGGTTTGGGCCGGTGGCGCAGCATGTTCCCGCGTGGCCTCCACCTCGATGCGCTTCACGGTGGTTTCGGTCTGGATCAGGTCCGGGATGGGCTTCGTATGCAGGAACTGCATCATCGCCATGGTGCCACTGAAGGCGAAACACACCAGCATGACCATATACATCTTGCCGGTGTAGACGTTAAAGTCTTTGGGGTCTACCACCATCGTCCCAAAGCCAGCGGATACGGCCCCGGCCCCGCCGCCTATGAAGGCAGTAGCTAGTCCTCGGGTCCAACTGCTCCAATCCAGGGTTCCCAGATTCCCTGGAAGTTGCGTAGGTGAGATCATTGAATGGATGCGCTCCCGCTTATCGTAACCTGTCCGGTGATGACGCTGCTGGAGCTAGTGCTTCCTGGATCGCCATACCACTGATTGATTGAGATGGCTCCGCTACGCCATGCCGGATACTGAAAACTCCAGTAGTAAATCTGGCCTGATTCTTTCCCCGTATAAAGCCCAGCATCAAGCGCATGCTGGAACCAATCGTCTCCAGCGTCTCTGTAGGTGGTATCTCCCGTGGCTGCGTAATACCAAGCAAAGGCGGGCGAGACTAAATCCTGCAACTTCTGACCCACGTTAACCTGGCAGTTGAAGTAGGGATCGTTTATAAACCACAGAATGTTGCTGGAGCACCATGGCCCTCCATCAACCCCCAGTGCATACATCATCGTATGTGTGCCTGTGTTGTAGGTAGCCTGCAATCTATCGAGCGCTCGTTTAACTACATAGCCGATGCGGGGGTCGTGACTCACCTGGTAGTCCTGAATGATGGACTTTAGCATCAGGCCCATATAGAAGCCTTGGGAATCTGCGCGGTTCGCTGAGCTTGTTTCGGTATAGCGCAGCAGGAACCCATAGAGCGTATCCCGCATGTCGGCCCAATACGTGTTAGTGATGCCTGCGTACTTGAACAACTCCACATCGGTACTAAGGGCATAGGCCATTTCCCGGTCATAGCCGATGGTGGGCCTAGCCCCGAACTCTACATAGGCGCTATTTTGCAGAAGGTTAGCCGCCGCGCGATAACTTGGATCTCCCGTAACCTGCGTGGCCCTACTTAGGCCCTCGTATTGAACCTTGTACTGCGGGAGGTTGCCATTGGTGTTCACGTAGTACGTTTTCATGAAGTTGCTGATATACGTTCCGCCGTTGTTGTACTGACTGTTGCTGATGTACTGGGCGATGTTGTAAAACGTAAGTCCTCCATCATAGAGGCAGATCGTGAACTCTGGGCAACTGGTGAAGTCCTGAGTTGGAGCGCTTAATGGCGTAACATAGTCAGACGGTCCCGCTCCGTTATCACTCACCCCCATGCCGTTCGTCGCCGTCATTGTACTTACCCAAGTAGACAGTCCTGGAATAGCGCTAAAACTAGAAGGCGGGGTAGGACTAAAAGGAGTAATGCTGACCACCTCATAATTCCAGGTGAAAGTATGACAGTTCACGCTTGCATCAGTCTGGCACCAGGTCATACTGCTCGTACCTGTACCGGGAGTCGCATTCGATGGAACCGTAAGAAGTAGGCACATATACCCGTCGTTCGCATCGCCACCGCCGATGCTGTAGGGCTTGCCTGAGGACGTAGGAGCCGGGGTGTTACAGGCAGCGCCGCCTCCCGCCGTGCGCCACTCGATAGTAGAACCACCAGGCCATCCGGTGGGAGCGGAATCGAGATAGATATTCGCCATCCCATTGCCGTGATAGAGATTGAATGTATGCGTTCCGCTCCCTACGCTAGTGATGTCCACCAATGCTCCCGAGCAATCGTTCTGCTTGAACTGGAACGTGGCGCCGGAAGCGTTACAGATCGCATAAGGAGGCCAAAATATTTGGATCTTAGTGTACAACCCACCAGGCAGCGTCCCCGTAGAATCCGTGGTCCCTATATCACCATTGACGGGCGTATAGGTTCCACCCGTGATCGTGCAAACATCTGTAGCCGCAACACAGGTGAAGTCTCCAGCATAGAGTGGCTTGAAATAGAAGAAGGTCCGCTGTCCAGCGATGAGCGTGTAAGGTCCATTAAAGTCTAAATAGCGCACATGAGGATAGGGAGCAGCAAGCAGCGGCAGCGCCAGGATAAATAATAGAGCTTTCATCTATCCACCGTCACGCGCCACTCGTAGCCCTTGACGGTGCTACCGGCAGAGTTGGCCTTGAATGCGAGGGTCTGTGTAGCCGTGGAGTCTACCGCAAAAGTCCCCGTAACGGGAGCCATACCACTAGCAGAGACGAATACCCCAAGCGGGCCGACGTTGTACGCGATGTATGGATCGTAGAGTGTCTGCGCATTTGTGACGCCCACGTTGTTGCAGAGCCGAAGGAACCAGTACGTTGATACGCCCACCCCGGCGTTTGCGGCCAACAGAGTATAAGACGTTGCCCCATAGGTGAGCTTGTAATCCGTGGCGGTCCCAGCGGCATTGGTCAGGTGCCAGATTGTGGCCGATAGACATTTCCCGGCGCCCATCGTTCCGCCCGGTATGGACGTGGAGTAAATGACCACATCCGATCCAGTCATGGAAATGTCCCCCGTGGGGTCCTGGTGGTCTATAAAGGCCGTGGGAGTACACGTAGGGCACGATATAACTCCCGTGGTGGTAGTCGGAGTGGGCGTGACCACGATGGGCGATGTAGCCGTGAGGCTGGTTACTGTCCCAGCGCCTTTATTGTTGAACGTGTTCCAGTCCGCCGCGCTTAGGCAACCCGATACCGCAGTGGTAGCCGTGCGGCAACTGATCGTTCCCGTAGTGTGAATCGTTCCGCCCTGAATTGGCAAAGTAGTAGCAATACTGGTTACGGTGCCGCTGCCCCCTCCGCCGCCTCCGGTGATCCACTTACATGGAGGGGTGGTAGTGCCGCCATTCACTGCACTCAATACCTGCCCCGCTCCAGCCGTGTTCACGATATTCAGGCAGGGGGATGGATTCTGCGCTAGGACCAGTCCTGCGCAGGCAATCAGAAGAACCAGGATAGATTTCATTTAGGCACCTCTTTACTGCACACGGGATCGCCCTTGGCATCCGTAATCACGGGCCTCGGGACGCACGTTTTTTCCATGGATGTAACCACATCCCGATACTCGGCCTGTGCGTTCAGTAGATTCACTTGAGCGCGGCGGTAATCGAGCTGCTGCTGCGTGCTGATCTCGGGAGCTTTGGCATCTTCAGCCAGAAGGGGGAGAGCCAGAAGGATTATAGCTAGTCTCATGCGGCTGATCTCCATGCTAGTGGACATTAATCATCGGAATCCACATCTCGGCTGTATTCGTCGTGCTGTCTGAGTTCAATCCGCCAAAGCCATACTTGGTAGGGGTAATAAAGGTTCCCACTGCTTCTGAAAATATGGTCGTGAAGGTGCGGCAATCGAGGGCATAGGCAAAAGTTAGCGTTGCGCCATCATCCGCGAGTCGCCCACACATACCACCAATGGTTGGACCCACGTAAGACAGCGCCTGCAACGCCCCAGCGGTACCACTGTCCGTCGTTACGTTGGTGATTTTTTCTACCCGGAGTTGGGTATTATTTGATTGCGAGAGCCACTCAATCCCCATCAACTTCGTCCCGTCATAGAAGTAGATTCCAGTGGTGATACTATTTATCGGAGCCTCATACGCCCGCCATAAAATATCTATAATGAATGGGGTGGACGGGACGTTCTTGTTATACATGCCCCAGTTTAGACTTCCGCCATTTTGGGTTATGTTGCAATGCGTAACCCCAGTAGAATTTGTGCAGGTCAGGTGGCTGTTAACCAGATTCACCCCGGTCCAGTTGCTGATCGAGTCAGCTGGGGTTCCGGCTCCATATTGACCCCAGTAGCTAAACACGTTCGTCGCCGTACATACCCCATCAATCCACCAGGAGTCAGTGAAATAATACAAATCGCTCTGCGTGCTGGTATGGGTACAGGTTCCCGGAAGGCTGGAGAACGCCCCGGACGTGATATTAGCGCCACCCCCGCTAGGTGCGGCCCAAGTTCCATCCCCACGCCAGAAAGTGGAAGATGATGCCGAAGTGCCGCTATTGAGGTTAGTTACCGGAAGATTCCCGGTTACGTCCGCACCGGCCAAGTTAACGGCGGAACTGGTCACTGTTTGCGTGCTTCCCGCAAAGTGAGCAATCCCCACTCCGGGAGATGACGCCACGACGCAGGTTGTGCAGGTAAGCGTCCCGGTTCCTGTAATCGTCCCACCTCCTAATGGTGAGGTAGTGGCGATGCTGGTTACTGTTCCGCTGCCCTTATTATTGAATGTAGTCCAATCCGCAGAACTCAGGCATCCTGCTTGCGAACCGCTTGCGGCCTGGCATCCGATACTCCCGCTGGTAGTGATAACTCCGCCCGTCAACGGACTGCTTGCCGTGATGCTCGTAACTGTGCCGGTTGGGACTGCGCCGCCATCCTGGATGAGCTTACCCGTGGTTCCATTGAACGTGGCGATGTGCCCCGAGGTAACCGAGGCGGGACCAACCACGCAGGTAGGGCATGAGATCGTGCCGGTTGTGGTGATTGGACCGCCAGAGATAGGAGAAGCCGTGGCGATATTCGTAACTGTTCCGCTTCCCCCGCCCCCGCCACCGGTGATCCACTGGCAGGGCGGCGTAGCGCCATTGGCGGCGGCACTAAGAACCTGCCCGGATTTGGCCTGGTTGCGGATCTGCTGGCACGGGTTAGGATTCTGCGCAAACAGCGCAGCGGGCAAAGCCAATAGAAATAGTAGCCTCATCGCTCTACCGTCACCCTCGGCATAACGGCGGGGCTGGCGCTTGACCCCACTAGGATAATGGCCCGCCAGAATGGAGCGCGCCCGATATCGGTATACGCCGCCGTGGGTCCATTCGCTCCGTCCATCTGCGCAAGCGTCACGTAATCCGCATCGATATCTTGATTCGCGGCTTGGATGCCGAGGATCATGTCTCCAGGGATGCCGCCGGCAAAGAAGGAAATACCGTTATCGCTCGATCCCTGCGTAGCGCGCGCCATCGCTATTGAAGTTTCGCCCTCCTCGGGCGTCTCCGTGCCATCGAACAGCACGTAAGTATCGCCTACGCAGATGGCGGATAGATTCTTCCCTAGATCGGTGGTGTTCGATCCCGCTTGTGGTGTTCCGTACAATGGCATTAGTCTGCCTCCCTTACTATGCGATTTGCTTTGATCCCGGTGCCGATAATTCCTCGATTGACGGGGACGCTTGATATTCTATTCAGCCCGAGGGCCGTGCGGGATTTTAGGTTTGGATTATCTAGAACCTTACGCAAGATAGATACAGCAGTTCCGCCAATCGGCACCGTCTCGGCATTTCCCCCGCGAACAGTGGCCCGCTCTAGCGGACCCTGAAGCTCCAGTAGTTTCCCCTCTCGGGCATTCAGGGGATGGACTTCAGGTACGGCAGAGCCAATTTCCCTGCGCAGTCCGCTAGCTAGTGCCTTCTGTCCTTCAATGTCGGCACTGCTTAATTCCCCGCCGTACTTACCGGAGAGCTGCCGATACGTTGCTACTTTCTCAGCCTGCGCTTCGGCGGGAGAGATGCTGCGGATTAGGGGGGTGGTTCCCTTACCCACCGGAACTAATCGGCCAGCCTCCTCCTCCATCCCCGGTTCTACCCTAGTGAATGGGATCTGCTGCGTATGCTTGCCGAGATATTCTCCTCGGACCCTGCCGAGAGTGTTCACGTCCGCTTGCGGATTCACCTGATTGGCAAAGGATGGATGAACGGCATCGATAGAACGCGCCACATTGCGTGGATCAATCTCGGCAGTGGACGCCCCTATCTTCTGTCCGATCTGCTCATTGAGTCCATGCACGATACCGCCGAGCTTATTGACGCCGCCCTCGCTTACCGGGATGCCTTCTTTCAGTCCCGTTTGCACGAGGCCCTTGGCAGCAGCAACCCCCATGCTGGGGCGTGGCCTCAGCGCACCCTGATACATCCTCTCCGCTACTGGCGCAAGTCCTTCAGCTGCTTTCGCCTTTCCTCCGGGGAATGGAATCGCCATCTCTCCGGCGGTGCCTAGATAGCCACCGATGCGTTGATTAGTATTGACTGGCTCCGTGGCGGATTGCACCCTAGCGTCAAGAGAGGCCCATGCAGGATCGGGTATGCCCATGGGGGATATGATGGTTTTCCCTATGCCGTAGGCATCGCGGCCTAGTTGCTTGGCTATACCCTTCCCCTGTTCCGCAAATGCTCGGCCAACTCCCCCTAAAGAGAATGGCTCGGATGGAGTTTTAGCGGGCGCGCCGCCAGCATCTCCGTATTTCTCCCACGGCATCTGCTCTTTTTGCTGCGGCTGGGAGTATTTCTCCCACGGCATCTGTGTGGGGGAACTCATGGAACCTTCTCCCAGTTTGCCTGCTGCTTGGGGTCTCCACCCTTGAATCTGAAGTTACCCTGCGAGGTATTTTCGATGGTTCCCACGGAAGGACCGGATTGCGCTCCACCCCCGCCGCCAGCCTGCGGAGGCTTGATTCCCTTGGCCGTTCCCAAGTTCGTCATCGTATCTACGATCTCTTGACGCTGCTGGGGCGGGAACCACTGACCGCTCTTGGCGTGATAGGCTATTCCTTCTACGCTTCCCATCCAGCTTCTCGCCCTCATGAGCATGTCAATCTGCGGCTGGCTCATGCGGAATCCAGTACTGGGCTTAGCAAGCTCGAAGTACTTTTCCATAAGGGCTTCATCGCCGGGGCCGGTATATTTACCGCTTGCCATATAGCTTGTGGCGTAATCTAATGCGGCCTTTGCGCTAGCCTGTCCTTCGGCAGCTTTGGCGTTAGCTCCGCCGGTTCCCGATATAGTGCCGAAGTTGGCTGGCAACGGGACTCCAAGTTTAGCCTGAGTGGGAACCATCATTCCCTGCTCATTGGGCACTAAGACTATTGGGGGCGTGGGCGGAGTCTGCACACGCTCTTTCTTCTTGGCGAGGAACTTATTCACTACATCGATAGGCTGATCGCGGATATCTACCCGAGGATCTCCCCCGACGCTTTTAATAATGGCCTCGTCATCGGCGCTCAATTGCGATTCCTTGGGCTGCTTCGCCAGGAATTGCTGGAGTTCTTCAGCCCCCCATTCGGGGTGATCCGCCATTGCCTTTTCAATCAGCGTCTTGGGCTGAGTCTTGGCTTTGAGCATTTCTCCCAAGACGGCATTGGGGGCAAGGTATCTTCCGTCCTTCGTCGGGATAATATGCATCATAGCCCCGAACTCTGGATCAACCTCGGTTACGTTCTTCCCGTCGATGGAAGTGGGCTCAACATCCCACTTGTGTTCCTTGAGATTCCAAACCCCATGACCGGGGCCAACGTCCATCGTATTCTTTCTGCTTTCCTCGCCCAACGCTTGTGCTTGGGCCTCGGCCAAGTCGGCCTGCGCCCCTACGTGCCCCTGTGTAGCTGCCGCTGTTTGCGCCGCTTCCTGATCGGCCCGCTGCTTCTGCTGCTGCGTCACCGCGCCTTCTGCTTGGTTCACTAGTACGTTATGGTGCAACTGCGTGCCGGGAATGGCACTCGTGAGCCCCGGAGCAAAGCCGGTGCCGATAGCTTCCGCGATCTGCAAGGGAATGCGCGCCCACGGGCTATGGATCTGGTTGATTCCCGACGCTCCCGTGTTCTCCTTCGTGTGGACCAAAGCCGGATTGCTAGGTGGTGGCCTGCGTAGACGCTCCACTTCGGCTTGGTCTGCCTGCCCCGCCTGCGATAGCGGCACTGGCGTAATCGGCGCACGCGCTGGAGCGGCGATTGGTGCCGTGGTAGGCGCTGCCGCTGTGGGCTCGCCCATAGGGATAGCTCCGGGAGCGTTCTGCGGCGGGCTCGATATGCGCTGCGTGGGTTGATCTCCCTCACTAGCGCCAACCGGAGCACCGGCGCGCTTCAGCGCCTCTATCGACATGGGATGAAGCGGCGTAGACGGGTCTGCGTGCCACGCATCAATATTGTCGAGGATAGGGTTGGTCTGCCCCTGCGTGCGCGTCGATAGCGGGATTGAGAATGCGCCCATTTATAATGCCCCAAAGGATGCAGTTCTACTAGCAGCCCCAAGCGCAGGCGCAAGGATATTTTTGGCCCAACCCCAACTTGCATCCTCCTGCTTGGCGTTGGCTTCTACGTTTCGCGCCACATTCTCAGCCGCCGTATTCGCGCCCTGCACATTGGTTCCGTAGAGGCTACCAAGTTCGCCCTGAGCCCTACTGCGCTGCTGTTCCTTGAGTGATTCATTCGCAAGGTTGGTCTGAAGCGTAGCATCGGAGAGATTCTTGCCCGCCATGCGCGCCGCTTTCGCTAGCGCCATCCCGGAACCGCCTGCGTTGCGCGTGCGCGAATCTTCGAGTGCCCCTTGGCCTACTGCTGCCGCCTCGCTTCCGCCCGCCGACTGCTGATTCGCAGTATTGATACGCGCCAGATTCTCAGCGCCGAAGCCTTGGGGGTTAGCGGCCTGCGCCTCTAGCTGCGGCGCGAGGGTGTTATAGACGCCCTGCCCTCCCTGAAAGAGAGTGTTGTTCTGCCCTACGGACGTGTTGGCTTGGGCATTGGCCTGATCTGATCCGCGCGCCATTTAGAAATGCCTCGCGAAACTATTCCAATTACGCACCCACCCGAAGTTACGCATAAGCCTCCGACCAAAGCTCTTTTCTACCTGCGGCGGCAAGAACGCATCGCAACTATGATAGCCTTTTGTTCTTAGTTCCGTAGCGAGTCCTTCATGCAACATCTTGATCCAATGTAGCTTTGCCGCTGGGTGCTCATCCTCCTTGATGAACAAAAACAACTGCACAATCCGCTCCGCCGCTGCCGCTGCTACCGGCTGATCGTTCTCATCGGCCACGACGATCACCGATTCCATCAGCGGTCCCCGAAGATCCGGCAGCGTATATTCAAAACCGCTCCGCTCGAACATCTCGCGCAGTACCGGAACATCGGAATCTATCAACGGCCTGAACCTCATGGCGCGGGGCTTACATCCCCCCGGTCAACGATAAAGTACTGCAACCGGCACGGCGCTGTATCCGCTTTCACCGCGGGCGCAACAATCCCCGGCGCGAAGGTGAACATATTGGGCTTTCCAGGGTCCAGTTGGATCAGTGGATTGCCGTTCACTGCATCGTAGAGCGTTATAAAGTTCGTAGAGTCCCGATTAATGAAAATGGCGTCAGCGGGAGATGATACCGCGCCCAGCGGCAGCGCAACGCCACCTACCGTTGTTGGAACCAAGAATAGATTCTCGGTGAACTCGTGCGCCGCACCCTGGAATGTGAGCGGCGTGTTGGCCCCCATGCCCACGGCAGGCGTAACCCCCGAATCCGGGTCCAGGAACGTCAACAATCCAGTCAGGCTAAGTGTACTGTTCGCCATGGTTTATCCTACTTCTTTATCTGCTTCCTCACAATGGCGGCTATGCCGCTCTTAGATAGCGCATCACTCAATATCTGAGCCGTCCGCAGCGGCGGGAGTCCATTGACCGGCCTGAATGGGGCCGTACCCGGTCCTTGTAATCCTACTCCTGGTTGCCCGGTTCCCGATCCCTGCGGTGGCAGCAATGCCGGTCCTGATCCCCCCGGATCTACCGCAATCGGTTGTGCCATGCTGCCATGATAAACGGGTTCCCCTGGATGCGAACTACTATATGCGGCGTAGGCGCGAATGTAACGGGGTCCAGGGCCTACCGGGATGCTGATGTTGCGCACGTCGCCCATATAGACCGGGTGCGGATTGGTGAACTGCGGATTATCCGCATGCTCGGCGTAATATTTCACGCCCCGATAGAACGTGGCATCGTGCTGAATTGCCACATGCAGGAACCCATTCTGCCCCGTGACCTTTATCGCATCCACCTTGGGAGGCGGCGGCGGGCCTCCGGTGGAGTTGCCGTTTACCTGCGCCTCGATGTTGTTGTGAGCCTGCTGTATGGACAGCATCATTTCCGCGAGCTTCGCCCCGAGATCGGGCGTCCAGTGATCTACGCCCTTAAGAAACGAAAGTTCTTTTATTTGGAGCGGCATTACCCGATAACCCAGTTGGTCCCGTTGCAGTAAACCGGGACATGGTTCGATCCTCCGCCAACCACAATCGAGGCGAACGTGGTAGCTGTGGCGTCATTCACCGACATGCGCGCACCCTCGGCCCCGGAGTTGCACGTAGGGAGCGCCGATACCGTGGTGCGGTTCAGTTGCAGGTATCCAGGATTGGAGGAACCTACGCCTGTCTGGATAGTCCCCGGCGTTGAGATATTCCCGCTCGAATCCATCGTTGCGGTGGCGCTCGGCGTCTGAGCAGTTTGCGCTCCTCCTCCGGTCATCAGGGCCGTACTGGTGAGGCTGCCGGAACTGACCACGGTAACCGTCCCCGTGCCGCCTCCGGTTCCGTTCAGCTTGACCCAGTTCCCCGCCGCTACCGCCGTGCAGGGCCCCGCCGCGAAGCATTGGTAGGTGTCTCCCGCCGTGGTGTTCTGGTAGAAGTCCCCGCGCAGGGAGCCCGTAATGTTTCCCGGCAATGTGGAACCGCTGAACCGCTGCGGTTTGCAGGTATTGAGACTGGCGAAGTTGGTATTGATGACCGTGCGGCTGGCCGAAATAACCTGCGTCCCTGGAATCACCGTGATGGCGCACTGCGCAAATCCTGGAGCCGCCAAAGCGAGCAGAAATAGTAAGCGTTTCATCGTGTCGATCCCCTCACTGGTAGATGGCGCGCAGGCATCAAGGTAACGTCAAGCCTCAGCAACTCAAAGCATCCCACAGGATTCGATTCTCCAGGACCCGGAGGTCCGGGAGGAGGGCCCTGGAAGAAATTCGTCACCGTGCATACCACGTCTACGGGTCCCCCGCCCGAGGATTCCTGGACAATCTCCGCAGTGGTAATCTCCGTAGGCTGATCGGTCTGCATGCCAGCGCCAACCGCCCAGCCCGATACTGGAACCGGGTCAAGCGAACTGATCTGCTGCGAGGCGGAGCCGTGATCCGGCGGCGCAGTGGCCGGATCGTAGAACACCGTGGGGGCCGTCCAATTGAAGGGATCATCCCAGTGCGTCTGGAGAACCTGATTCGTGGGCGTGGTGGTTTCGTGAACGTAGAACAGATTGAGAACGCCAGAACCATCGTCTTTCAACTTCAGCAGGTAGGACTGCGACCCAGCGGGAGAGATGATAACCAGGAAGCTGGTCAGCACGGGCGCAGACAGAGGGCGGATAATGTCCACCTTCAGTTGGCAGTTATCCGTAGGCGCTACCGCCGTCGAGTAAGCGAAGGCGATGGCATTCGTCCCGTATAAGGCCACGTCGGGGTAAAAGCGATACGGAAACGGAGGGCCTTGGAAGATCAGATTCCGGTTGGCGATGGCCGCACCAAGGACGTAGGTGGATGACAGCGGATACAGGCCCACGGATGTCAGGTCAGCGCCGAAATCGTAGTTGACCATGAACCAGATCGTATCGTTAGCGTCGATCACCCCACCAAGGACAGTTCCCAAATGCGCAAACAGGTTCGTTACCGCGCCCCATACTCCCGCCGTATTGGTGATGTAGTACCACGCGGATGCCCACGCCCCTACGAACACATCGGTATCGTCAGATCGTCTGACCCAGCAAAACAGGTTGGTGACGGCAGGCAGCGTGACAGCCGCCGATGGCGTGCCCCATGTTCCCGCCACGGCGTCGAACTCTATCATCTGCGCGGTGGTATTTCCCGGCAGCATATAGCAAACGGATATCTTTGTGTCTCTGCTGGTGGCCCTACCGTAACCAGATATCCCCGTGGGCGCATTCGTAGGATCAACCTCAGTGAATGTTCCGCCTACCGTGGCTTGCCGACGGAACATACCCAAGCGGTTGCCTGAGTTCCAGAGCACTTGGTAGAGAAACCCGCCGATCTCAAACTCAAAAGGACCATTCGACAGGAGCGGCTGAAACGTAGGATCTGCGTCGGGAACCTGCGTTACCCCGAGCGGAATAGGGCCACCGCCACCAGGAGATACCAAGACGCTAGTAGGCGTAGGCATCGGTGCGCCGGCGCAATCCCAAACAGGGGTATAGTCTCCGCCATCCCAGGTATTGTTATTGTTGTCCCAAGTCCCGGTTTCGCTGTTCCACGTGGCACCCCCCGGAGCGATCTCGGATAACTCGAAGACGCCGGGATTCACATCCACGGGTCCTACTACCGGCCCTGGACCGCTGAACTCCGTTTCGGGGCTACCGCCCGTCGCAATGAGCGTAAAATCTGAAGGCGCGGCGGGACCTCCTTGCACGGTCTTATGCAGGGTCAGGGTTTGCGGAGTAACGGGAGCAGCGGGGATGCGGAGGGCAAAACCCGTACATCCAGTAGGGCTCACCGTCTCCATGGCTGTGATATACAGCCACGTACCGTCAGCCAATTGTAGGACCTCTCCGGTATGAACGAACTGGAAAGGAGCGCTATCGGCAGGAGGATTGGTTATCTCGTCATAGAACAGGACAGGAGCAGACCACGTAGATACGCCGTCAAAGGTGCTTGAGTCAATCTCATCGATGCCGTCTCCACTGCTTACGTAAGCCCAGAATGCCAGCAGGTTCCCGTCTACATCCTCAGCAAGAGAGGCATAATTAAAGTCTCCGCCCGTGCCGTTGGTGGCAACCGTGTACTTAGTGAATGACGGGGTGGTTAACGATGGGCTGATCTCTACCAGGATGGTAGAGAAGTCCGTCCATGCAAAGACCAACTGGTTCGTGGATGTAATCAGGACATCGGCGCGGAAGCCATCATTGGCCCCGAACGAAGTAGGCCCGTCAGTGACCGCCAATCCAGACGATACACGGATATAGAAACGAGTCCCCGGATCTGCGCCGTAACTAATGTGGATTGCCCCGCTCGCGTCCTGGATACCGCAATCGACGTCCCGCTTGGCCCCCGCCAAATTCACCAACATCGTAGGGCCGGATGGGGTTGTGCCCGTGAGCGTGATGTAATTGATATTGCCGCTAGAGTTATCCGAATAGAAAAGCTGAAATACTCCGCTTAGTTGGCGGATCAGGACAGCGGTGCGCTCAAAAAAGATGGTTGACGCAAAACCCCAGCTAATCGGAGCAGCGTAGGTGTCCGTATTCGTGTCGAACGCCACTAATTTCCTATCGACTCCAGTAATTAGATAGGAAACGTAGATGATCTTGGCGCTGTCGTCATAGAAGACATTCAGGCTATGAGGGTCTACGCTGCCCGCATCGGGAGATCCGCCGTCATCCTCAAGAGTCCAGGTATCGCCTCGATCCGTACTCTTGAAGATCCTGACAGAAGAATCCGTGGTGTTGGCGAAAGCAACATAGAGATCCGTCCCGTTCAGGAACGGACCCATGGGATTGACTTCACTCCCGGATTGCCGCGAAGCATGACCAGCACCCGATACATCGATCAGGATGGGAGCGTCAATAACGGGGAAGCTCATATGGCCCCCGGAAACCACTGGAAGCGGATAGCGAAGCGCTGCGCCTCGGGATTGCCGCCCGGTGTCTCAATATCAAATTCCTGATCGTGCTTGAGGTTCCTGTTGAACGAAATGGGCCACGGATTCGCCAGGCTATTGCGATAGATCGTCACCAGCACATGGCCCGTAGTCGAGGGAGACTCCTGCGGAATCTGCGCCACAAACTGGAAGAACTGTAGGAGCTTGCGCTGACCTCCGAGTCCCAATGCGGCCTCCAGCTCGTGATTCGCCCAAAAGTACGTGGTGTAGTCGGGAAAGAACTGGCCGTAGTCGTCATCGGAGCACTGGGATGCCAGCGTGTAGCAGTTCCCGAATCCCGCGGCGGTATTCGGCGCAAGACCATTCCCGCCCATGAACACGGGAACCTGCAAGTTCGTCTCTGGACTCCCCGAGGAGCGCACCATGATGGCCGCGCTGTTCATCGGCCTGTGCCACTGGGTCCACTTGCGCGCCGTGTATGGAGCCTGCATCGCACGCCCAGAGGAACGGTAGGGAGACGCCTGCGCGATCTCGTAAGCCGTGTCCAGATCCTTATAATCGAGCACAAAGATGACCGTGGGGGCCGACGCAGGGAGAGCGGGAGAGCCCACCTCGCCGCATGGCAGGCCGTAGTAAATCCGCCGCTGCGTGGGATCGTTCAGCGCCCAAATAGAGGGGGCCGCGTCGAGCATGATATCGGACCACCCGAACTGATGCGCGCCGGGGACCTGGATCTCCTGCGTGATCTTCCAGGGCTGGTCCCCGCCGAAGATGCGCGCCCCGGTTTGCGATGCCCAGGAGAACCACTGTTCCCCGCCCGCGCCGGTGTCATCATCGGCCTGCGATACGGTAAGCCCGAACGTAGAGAGCGAGCCGCACATGGTAGCCACTTCGGTAACGGTCCAGCCGGCGGGTTCGGTTGTGCCATTATTGACGGTGGAATGAAGCCGTCCCGCAGGGTCCCGCGTAAGCATGTAGAGCGTCCCACGTATCACGGCTATGTTCATGATCTTGTGGGTG